GCACGCCCTGAAATAGAGACCAAACCGAAGACCACACAGTCTTCACTTTCGCCATGATGTTCTTTAAGATCATATAGATACTCCTTCCTTATCTTACAATAAATCGGAGGTATATTAGCATTTAAATAAGACATAGTACATTACTTTATTTCACCCCAATTAGGGCCAGATTCGTAATCTACTTTATTGGGTACCTTTAAGTCAACCGCATTTTCCATTATCTCTTTTATTTTTTTAGCTTGACTTTCAGATTTAATAGAAAAATCTAATTCATCATGTATTTGTATATGACCTATTAAACCTTCTTTATATAAATCAATCATTGCTTTCTTAGTCATGTCTGCAGCTGATCCTTGTATAAGTTTATTTAATGCTTTGTATGTAAATGCTCTACGTATGGGATTATTATGCCAATAGTTTTTCTTAGGTTTACCATCTACATCTTTAATTACATTACCATCATCATCTAATTGATGTGGCCCCATTTTTTGTAATTCTAATATTGTTTCATGATCTTGTGCAGGAACAAATGTACCCCAATCGCTTCCTCTAAGTATTGGTTCATACTTAGGGAATCTACAACGTCTACCAAGTAATGTTTTTATTCTACCTTTATTTTGTGCTGCTTCCATTACACCAGTCATTAATTCTTTTACAAAAGGTACTTGACCATGATACTGATTAAATAATTCATCTGCTTTTTCTTTTGACACACCTAGTTCATTTTGTAATTTAGCTTTACCCATTCCATAAAATAAACCTAAGTTAATTGTTTTAGCTTCTTTTCTATCTATATTAGCCATATCAGCAACAATTTGATGAAAGTCTGTTGATGGATCATTTTCATATGAGTCTGCAATTACTTGAGCAGAATCGTATTCAAATCTCAATGCATAATGTGCAACTAACCTTGGTTCTTGTTGTGAGTAATCAAATGTACCCCAAGTACAACCTTCTTCAGGTATAAATAAACTTCTTATTAGTGGTCCTGTATCTGGATCACGTGCTGGAATTTGTTGTAAGTTTGGATTAGAATAACTAAATCGTCCTGTAACTGTACCACCATCATCGGATCGTATTTGATTAATATCTGCATGTATTCTACCATTATGTGAATGTTTTAAAATGGTATCAATAAAAGTCGTACTGACCTTGTTTATTTTTCTAGCTTCTGCTATCATACGAACTACAGGATTTGTATGAGAGGAAATAAAATTTTTTGTAAATGAAGGAGAGTTTGTCTTTTCAGTACGGTTATAAGGTAGCTTCAGTTTGTCAAAAACTTCTGCAATCGATCTGGCTGCCCATATCTGAGTATCTACTCCTGTTTCTATTTTTATTTGTTGCAATAGGTTTTGTTCTTTTACTTCCATTGCTGTTTTTAATTGACTGGCTTTCTCTATATCTACCCGCACACCTAGGTGGCGCATATCGACTAGGCAAGGGAAAAGATCAGTTTCGAGATTAAATATATTTTGTAAATCTTCCTCTATAATTATTTTTTTAAATAAATGCCAAAGTTCTAAAGTTAATGCAGCATCTTCTTCTGCATAAGCACCTACTTCACTTGCAGGCATCTTCCACATATCTGCTTTAGGATCTAAACCTCTTTCTTTAGCTGCCTTAGTTAGTAAAGATTCATTCTTACCTTTGTTTAAATATACCCATGACAATGAGTTTAATGTGTATGAGAATCTATTTTCATCAATCAATGATGCTGCAATCATGGTATCTATAATCAATCCATTAATTTTTATACCTAAGTTACGTATCCAACATACGTCGTACATTGCATTATGAAATATTTTTGTAGCAGGTGATTCACAAATATCTTTAAACCACCTTAATACTCTGTCTCTGTCCATGTTTGGACCTGTACCGTGAGCTATTGGAAAATAATTTTTGTATCCATCTACAGCAACAGCTATACCTACAATTTCACCATTACCTATTATGGCCCCTGAACCCAGTTTCTTTAAGTCTGGATCTCTAGTCTCTAAGTCAATTGCTATTTCTTCTGCATTTCTTAAATCAGGAAACTCTGTAGGTGCTACCCATTCTGTAGTTGGCATCAACATTATTTTTTCCTCTTCATGTCTTTCATCTTTTTAATTTCTAATTCACAATAATGAATTATTTTTTCTAAATCTTGTATGCCATTTTTATTCATGTAACGACATACATACTTGATAACATTTCCTTGAAAAAAAGAAAGGTCATTTTTAGAAATAAATTCATAAGGTTGAATGTGAAAGTCTTTATAGTGACTTCCTCCTATCTGCTTGTCTTGTGGAAATAATTTTTCCATATCATCTTTATGTGTCATATTTTTCTCCTGTATTTATGTTGGCAGTTGTTGGTTTAACGACCATATATTCAACTAGGGAGCACGAGAAAATCGAACCAACTTCGTCCGTTAGAACCTGATGCTGCCAGTCACCAGTAAAGGGCCTCTCGCTCCCGATCGGTTTATATACGTTAGTATATAAATTCTTATAAATGCTTGTATTCATTTCTTTTTAATCTTGCTTTTAATTTATATAAATTATTTCTTGCACGTGTTGATCCAACATACCAAACTCTATGTTCTTCATCGTGTTTATCTTGACTCTTTTTAATTGCTTTTTTAATTTTATCTCCAATATCTAAACAAATAATTACATTATCTTCTTCACCACCTTTAGCTGCATGAATAGTAGATACCTGTATACGTGCATCTTTATCTAAATCTTCATTATTATCTAATAAATGTTTTATGTATTCTCTTTCTTTATAATCAGTTTCTTTAAATGCATCGAACCAATTTATATTTTTATCCCATTGTTCTTGTTTTAAACCTGTAAATTCAACAATGTCTTTTATTTCTTTTTCTTCTAATTCAGTTCCTCTACACCATGAATTATAATTTATAGATGCATTATAGATTCTAACTTTAAAACTTTTACCTTTATTAGTCTCATAATATAAATTTCTTTTTCTTAATTCTTTTGTCATTTTATTTAATCTAGAAATAGTTCTTGTCTGTATTAACCAATTACCTTTAGTTAAATCTACTTGATCTAAATTATTTATTCTTTCACTTAAACCTTCATAATCTCTTGGATAATATTGTTTTAGTTTTCTTTGTCCTATAATATTAGTTAATGGTATAATAGATTGTTCTTGTACCGCTTTAGATATTCTTTTAGAATATTTTAATACTGTTTCTTTTGCAGGTTCATTTATAAATCTGTTTACGTCTGCACCTGCCCAAGCAAATATAGCCTGGTCATCATCACCTGCTAGATAAATATCATCTGCATATTCTTTTAATTTATCAAATAACTTCCATTGTAATGGAGATAAATCTTGTGCTTCATCTATAAATATAACTTTAAACTTAGGTAAATTTTCTTTTTCTATGAGTTTATAGATCATATCGTTGAAATCTAATTTCTTTTTTACTTTTTTATATTCTTTTAAATTGTCATTAATATTTTTTAATATTGAAAATCTTTTTATTTCTTTTCTATTGTGTTCATTTCTATCGTATTCTTCTCTAATAGAGACATCTCTATTCATTGCCCTACCAATCATTTGAAAGTATGGACTATCATTATTTAAATAAAATATTTCTTCTTTATTATATTTGTCATAGTATTTAACTCTGACATTTAATTTTTTACCTATTTTCTCGTAGTCTGATGGCTGCATTACTTTTTTGGTATTTAAATCTAATTGATCAAAAGCAAATGAATGTATAGTTCTAAAATAATATAACTTATCATTATCCACTGGCATTCTATCCTTAGCAACTTTTGCTGCTTTTTTAGTAAATGCAAAATATGCAATTTTATCTAAAGGTGTACCAATTCTAATATAAGCCTTAGCTCTACTAATTAGTTTATGTGTTTTACCTGTACCTGGAGGACCAAAATATTTATATATCATTATACAATGTCCTCTTCGTTTTCTATTTCCATAATTTCTTCTACTTCTTCTTCCTCTTCAAAAAAATACAAAGGTATTTTTGCACATCGACTTACACCTGGATAAGGTTCATTTGTTTTTTTATTAATACCAGGAAATCTTTTCTTCTTACCAAACTCTGGTTTAGGTAAGTGGTCTTTTTCTTTTTCAAACATTTTTGTAATCATATAAGAAGTTCTTGATGAATCTTTTTTCCATTCATTTTCTTTTAAAAAATTGTAGAAGTCATCATAAACAAACCATGCATACGTATTATCTTTTAATACATTACCACTTTGAAATGAATTAAATGTTGTAGCCTGAGGCCCGTTTATATGTTCTTGTAATAATTTTTTTAATATCTCCATTGGAGTGGTTCCTGGAGCCGGTTGCACTGTATCTACACCATCTAACAATGCATTTATCATCTCATAAAATTCCATAGCTTTAATTGGTGGAGGAAATACATCTGCTTGTGCCATGATTAATCCTCTTAATTCTTTTTGATCTTTTAATTTATTTACATCTTTTGCATGTACAGGAACAGATTCACCTTTTTTATTTTCTACTGTAAAATAATATTCAGGATCTGGTTTAAAATCGACTTTAATTAAATGATTCATTAGAGGCCAATTAATTTTTTTATCCGATATAATTCCAAATTTTCTTTTTACACATTCTGATTTAACACAAACGGGTGCAAGTAATTCATCACTACAAGTATGACCTTTAGTTTCTTTTTCCCAGTTTTTTATTTTCTTTTCAATATGATCATCTGTCCATGTTGCATTAAATTCAAAATAATTTCTACCTGCTTGCAATACTTTATTCTTCCAATCGTCTGAATATTTTTTCTTAGCAAACACCATGTAGTTATATAAAAATCTATCACGACCATCTGTCATTTTATTTTTTGATAAAATTTCTAAACAAGGTGGACCATCTTTAAATTCTTCTGCACCACCTGTTAATTCTTTTTTAATTATATTTCCTGATATATTTTTTAATTGTTCTGCAGTTTGTTTGTTTAGTTCAATACAGTTTAAAAATATTGCAAATGGTATTTCTTTTCCTGAAGGATCTATTGCAACTCTTTCTTTTTTACCGAAATAAGGTAGATTAATAAAATTACCATTTAATTTATTACCATCTGTATCATCTCCTAGTTTTGTTTGTTTAGGAAATATTTCTGTATTGATTGGTAACTTAAATAAAAATAATACTTCTTCTAAAAAATCTTTTATAATTTTTGCTTTTACTAATTGTTTTGTAAATACATATAAATGTAGTCCACCACTTTTTGATTTGATTGGTATAAGAGGTAATTCTTTTTCTTGAATAATATCTAGATAATATTTTAAATCTAAATTTTTATATATTTTTGGATCAATGTCTATTGCACCAAATCTTGCTAAACCATCATCATTACAGGGTTGTATACCTATTGATTTAGTTCCATCTAAATGTTGTTGATAATCTAAGTCAGTTATTGGTTTACCTGACCAACCATAGTCACCATTTTTAAATTTTATTTTACCTGTATCTGGATCTTTGTAACCATTACTAATATTACAAAAACCAAAGTTACGAGTTAAACCAGTAAAATGGTCCTTAAATTCTTTTTGTAATTCCTGCATTCATATTTCCCTTTAATTATTTTAAGAAGGCGGTTCCAGTCTCCCGGTTCCGCCTTCTCTTCGAAGTATTCACTTAGTGAATTAGACAATATCTGCAGTCTTAGATTTTTCGCTTTTCTCATACTCCGGTTGCGCTTGACCTTTAGACACAGACTTTTGAAATTCCTGTGCCATCAAATAAAGATCAGCA